TCGCCGCCGTCAAGAGTCCTCGTACAAAGACAGTTTGTCTGTCTCACCGGGTACGGATGCCACTTTGGGAACACTGATGTATGCGGCAGCGCTGTGGCGTTCACGTGGCAGCATCGAGACAGCCTTTGCCGCGTTTGACACTATGGGCACACCAACCCAGCAGTCATTGACACCGATAGTTAAGCAATTGTTGGGTATCCCCCGACCAGCGGTTGCCTAATGCCTGCACCGTACACAGACCTCCTAAACGAGGCCATAGACGATATAGCAGCCACGCTAACGGCCGTAAGCAATCTGAGGGTAGTAACAGACCCCACCAAACTTGTGCCTAACTGCGTGTTCCTATTAGCGCCTAGTTTCACGACATTTGCAGGTAACGGCAATGTTGTGGCAATGGACTTTCCGTTAAAGGTGGTTGGCTCTGGGCCTGCAGGTCTGCCAGTGCTACGCGAAATTTTGCAAATTGTGGCAAGAGTTTTGGCATCAAAAATAATTGTGTTGTCTGCTCAACCCGGCACGATTGACATTGGCGGCGCGTCATATCCTTGCTACGACTTAACAGTAAAAGTGCAGGCACAAACAGCATGATCTATACAATCGCATCCACAAAACTTGGCATCATTGGTGACCCCTACGTGCCAGCTGCTGGCATCAACGTGGCAGCGCTGCTGTCTGGCGGTTTCATCGTTCAGCAATCCACACCTAAACCTAAAAAACCTGCTAAAACTAGTACAGACACCAACGAGGAGAATTAACCCACATGGCCAGTAGCACCTATCTCTCAAACCCAGTTTTAACAATTAACAGCGTTGACCTAACCGATATGTGCACTGCAGCGACATTGACCTACTTGGTCGAGGCATTGGAAGACACCGCGTTTGGCACTAACTCACGCAGTTACACGGCTGGACTTGTCAACAATGAAGTGACCTTGACGATGTATGCCAGTTTTGCCGCCACAGAAACTTACGCAACATTGTTCAATTTGGTTGGTGCAAAAACCAACGTAACCCTAACCCCAGCATCGGGTGCAGAGTCAGCAACCAACCCTAAGTTTATTTTGACTGGTTGCTACCTAGAGTCATTGCCAGTTATCAACGCCTCATTAGGCACATTGTCAACCTATGACATTGTGTTTCAAGGTGGCGCGCTAACACTTGACGTAACAGCACCATAACTACGGCCTGCATCGGCCCGACACGAAAGGTAAGGCATGAAAGTTAAATTGGAATTAGACCTACAAGACGGGCGCGGCAAACGCACCATGACCACAAACATGTTTGTTGTCTGCGAGTGGGAAAAACTAGAAAACCGCAAAGTCTCTGACGGTAAAGGCATCGGCTACAGCGACATTGCTTGCTGGGCATATCATCTGTGCAAACTTGCTGGTGACTCTGTACCTGCAACGTGGCGCGAATGGGTTAAGCAACACCCGAACATGGATTTGACATCCGTAGATGAGACAGACCCAAACCCTACGGCGTTGGCACTTACCGAAGACAACTAGCAGAAATGCTGGTGGCAGTAGGATGGTGGCCAACGCACATCGAGTTTGACACGCGCGACCTAGTTACGGTGATTAGTGTTATAGAAAAGAACAACAAGAATAGGTGAGTTTCTATGACGGTCAACACAACAATTTCTGTGGTAGGCGTAAAAGAAACTATTAACGCACTTAAAAAGATTGACCCACAACTGCAAAAAGATTTTAGGGCGCAAGCCAACGAGATTGCACAGCCAGCAATAAACGCTGCAAAAGACATGTACACGCAAGTGCCGTTGTCTGGTATGCAATACAAGTGGAATAGTCGAGGCCGTCAACTGTTCCCGTTCAGCGTGGCTAAAGCCAAAAGCGGTGTCAAGTTACGCATAGATACCCGGCGCAACGCTGTAGGCGTAATCCTGATTGAGCAAAAAGACCCTGCAACAGCGATCTTTGAGACTGCTGGCCGTGCTAACGCAAACCGTTTAGGCGATCAGTTAGGTTTTGTTGGCGCTGGTCGCACTCGACTGATTGGGCCTGCGGTTTACAAAGCGCGGCGAGGCATAGAAACGCAAATGGAAAAGATGATTTTGGATACCGCGCGCGTTGTTAGGCAGTCACTGTAATGCTGTCTATACCTATTATCTCAGAGTTTGACGGCAAGGGCATTGACAAAGCGCTTAAACAATTTAAGCAACTAGAAACAGTTGGTGAAAAGGCACAGTTTGCTATTAAAAAGGCTGCAGTACCTGCCGCTGCCGCGCTGGGTGCAGTCACTGCGGCTCTTGGTGCTGCGGTGGCTGCAGCTGCAGAGGATGAGGCACAGTCCGCACAACTTGCGTTGACATTAAACAACGTGACTGCAGCAACAGATGCACAGGTTGCAGCAACTGAGGACATGATCAGCGCGATGTCAAGGGCTACTGGCACGGCAGACAGTGAGTTACGCCCGGCATTAGCCACGTTGGTGACTGGCACAAAGGACATTGCTACAGCAACTAGCGCATTGACACTTGCACAAGACATTGCTATTGGGTCTAACAAGTCGCTTGCTGAGGTGTCTGAGGCGCTTGCTAAAGCGTATGGCGGCAACATGAAAGGCTTACAAGCCTTATCACCAGAGATTAAAGCCATGATCAAAGACGGCGCAACGCTCGATGACGTAATGAACGTACTTGGCGGCACGTTTGGTGGTGCAGCCGCAACCGCAGCCAACACCGCTGCAGGCAGATTTAAGATCTTAAAAAACTCGCTTGATGAAACCACAGAGTCAATTGGCGCAGCATTGCTACCTATTGTGCAAAAGGTGTTGCCAGTGCTACAAAAGTTTGCAGACTGGGCACAAAACAACCCGCAAGCGTTTTTAGCAATTGCTGGTGCGATCACCGCAATCTCTGTGGCGATCTTGGCAGTCAACTTTGCAATGGCACTTAACCCATTTACCGCTATTGCGGCAGGTGTCGCAGCGCTCGTGGTTGGCATCATTTACGCGTACAACAAATTTGAGACATTCCGCACAATTGTTAACGGCGTGCTAAACGGCCTAATCAGTGGTTTTGAGACTTTTGCCAACGCATGGATTAACACCATCAACGTGATCATTCGAGGCATGAACCTGATCAACCCGTTTACCGACATACCGTCACTGCCAACACTCAACTTAGGCAACATTGGTGGCAGTAGCACTGGCGCATCCGTTGGCTCTGGTGCAGCACGTGAGGGCGGTGTAGGTCAAGTGTTGGCTGGAGTGCCGTCAATGCCGGCTATGCCTGCCCCTGCAGCGCCGTTGCCTAGCGCTGGCGGTGGTGGCGGTGGTAGTTCTGTTGGTGCTGTATCTGGCATCGGACGCGTACAAGGCGGCTTGACAACATTCGGTAACGCAGAACGTATCGCAGCGCGCACCAGTGGCGGCGTAACAATAAACGTGACAGGCGGTATCAGTACGAGTGCTGAGATTGGTGAGTCTGTTGTTAACGCTATTCGTGCATACAACAGAGCGGCAGGCCCAGCCAACATTGCGGTTGCCTAATGGCTACGTCAGTTGTCCAGAGCGGTGACTACGAACTGTTTATTGACACAGGGTTTCAGATAGATGCGTTTGTGCTTGACTCAACGACTAAAGGCGTGCTTAATAACACACAGTACGTTTTAGACGGCACAACACCAATGTCAACATTAAACGTGGTAGGCGCGACGTTGGCGATCAGTTCAGCGCTGGCACAATGTCATTTAACTTAAACGATGAACTAGCAGGTGGCACGCTAAACCCGTTGTACTCGTCTAGCCCGTACGTAGACCCTGCAGGGCAATTCACATTAGCGCCGTTGCGCCGGGTGTCGTTCGGCAGATACAACAGCGTTGGCACATTTGTAGCGCTCTTTGTTGGGCAGATCGTGTCATACGATTACAACTACGAGTTGGGCGGCACAAACACGGTAAGCGTTTATTGTGCTGATGACTTTTATTTGCTTGCCCAGACAGCGTTGGCTGAGTACAACGTGAGCGAGGAATTGTCTAGCGCTCGACTAGCAGCCGTCTTAGACCTACCAGAGGTTGCTTACCCTGCGTTAAGCCGTGACATAGAAACAGGTACACAAACATTGGGCGGTGCAGCTGCCTACACAGTCCCCAACGGCACAAACGTCAAGGCATACATTGACCAAATACAGCAGGCTGAGCAAGGTCGCATTTTTATGGCGCGCACAGGCGTATTGACCAGCCAGCCCAGAATAGGCAACACACTGTCAGGCAGTGTTGCAGACTTCCACGATGACGGCACAAACATTCCCTACAACTCATTAGGCATTATTTACAACGCTGATCTAATAGTCAACCGGGCAAGCATCCTGCATTTAGGTGCTGGTAGCCCAGAGGTCGCAAATGACTTAGTAAGCCAAGCCAAGTACCTAATCCAGAACGTCAGCATTACAAACAGCCTGTTACACAACGATGCAGCCGCTCAGGCGCTGGCAGATTACCTGCTTGTGGGCGAGCCTGAGGCCACGTTTAACGCTGTGCAAACCGATTACCTAATGCTGACTACGGCGCAACGCGAGGCGCTTGCGCTGGTGGATATTGGTGACACAATCACAATTACCAACACAATTACTGGCGGTCAGGTAGCCCAAGAGTTGGCTGTTGAGGGTGTAGAAATATCGGTGAACCTTAACAACGGGCATCGAGTTACGTTCTATACGTCAGCCACCGTGATCGTGTACGAGTTCATACTTGATGACCCGATTTACGGTAAATTGGATATACAAGACCCACAACCAGTTTTAGCGTAAGGTAGGACATATGCCAAACGAACAAACATCAGTACCGTTATTTGCTAGCGGCGAGGTGCTGACCGCATCAAATCTTAATTTGAGTGCGGGAACTGGCGTGCCAGTGTTCTCAAACACAACGACGCGCGATGCCGGATTTGGGGGCGCAAACGAAAAAGTTTTAGCAGAGGGCCAACTTTGCTATCTGTCTGATAGCAACATTGTTCAGTATTATTCTGGCTCGTCGTGGGCTACTGTCGGGCCTGCAACATCTGGCGCGTTAGTCCGTGTTGGCGGTGGAACATTATCAACATCTACAACTACTTTTAGCAATGTGTTCTCA